AGAATTACAATGTATTGTTAATAATAGAATACATGATTATGTTGCGAAGTATCATAATTATCCCAAGTACATAAAAATACCTTTATGGATATTTGACTGTTTAAAACAAGCAATGTGTGAAGTAGATTTAAAGATAGATTATAAAACAGAAGAATTTACATTCTTTAATTTAAAAGTTTGTGAAACTGTTAGCATAGAAAAATCAGAAGAAATCGAGGTGTTTTAAGTGAAAGAAAAGATAGCAGATGAAATGAAAATAGAAAATGAAAGAGATAAAAATTTATATATGCAAGGATATGAACAAGCATTAAAAGATATAAATTTAGATAAATTTTTCCAAGAGGGATATATTTATGGAATCGAAGTTGAAAATAAGAATTTTATTAGAAATTTAGAAGAAGTTATTTATGAATTAAAAGAAAAAAGGAAAAAAGGAAATATTGTTATAGGTTATTGGCAAATAAAAAATATGATAGAGGAGATTATAAAACAGTGCAAAATAAATTAGATAAAATTAAATTTTATGAGCAATTAAAAAGATTCAATAATAAATATATACCAATTTTTATAATGATGCCCATAAATTCTAATAGCAAATATTCAATTATTTTAGACGAAAATAGAGTTAGACAGAAAATAACTCATGATTATACTTTACAAATTTTTGATAGAACAAAATCAGGATACGAAAAGTATTTATGCAATGACATTGAATTTAACTTGATAAATGAAAATATAAGAACAGATTATCAATTGTATAAGTTTATAGATAAAAAAATAGGAGGTGTTTTAAGTGAAAGAAAAAACAGCAAATAAAAATAAAAGAGTAAGGGGAATAAAATGAGTATAACGAATATAAATGAAATAGAAAAATGGATAAATATTTTTTATGGTGAAGTTTTAATGAATGGAACTGATAAAGAAAAGAAAAGAGCAAATGTTATAGTTGATTATATATCATTTTTAGAAAAGAGTATTGGAATAAAAAAATGTGTTATATGTGGTAAAAAGTTTACTGCTAAAACGAAAGTAAATGTTTGTTGCTCTGATGAATGCAAAAAACAAAGAGAAAAACAAGTACATAAAGAATTTTATCAAAGACATAAAAAAGGAATAAATGAAAAATATTCAGATTATAGAAAAAAATATATCGAAAAAAATTCGGATAAAGTGAAAGAATATCAAAAAGCGTATAGAGAAAAGCATAAGGAGGTGTTTTAAGTGAAAGAAAATAGTATAAAAGAAGATATGAAAATATTAGAAGAAATGATTGAAAATGCAAATATTGAAAATATGGATATGAATAACTGTTTTGGTGGAGAACATATTGAAGCTATAGAACATATTTTATCAGATTATAAAAGAGTATTAAAAGAGAATGAAGAATTAAAATCCAATAATGAAAAATACATAATACATTTAACAGATGAACAATACAAAACGGTAATAGAAAATGCACAAAATGATATAAATCAAAAGTGGATTCAAAAAGTAAAAGACAAGATAGAAGAATTACAAAATGGTCCACTAAAAATAAATGAGAACAATAAATATTATTACGAAACAGAAGCATATAACAAGATAATTATTCAAGTTTTACAAGAATTACTAGAAGGGAGAAAATAAAATGAACGGAAATGATAATGGATTCATAAAAAATAGAAATAAAGAAAAACAAAGACAAAATAATGTAAGAGAATATCAAAGAAAGTTCTTAAATAAAAAAATGAAAAGAGGTAAATAAAATGAGTGCTGATGAGATGTTTGAAAAATTAGGATATGAAAAATATGATAATCATCCAGAAGAAGAAAAATCAGAAGTAAACAAATGGACAACACAAGATTGTAGAGTTATTGAACATAAGCAATCAGAAACAATAAGAGGAGAGCTGTATACTTTATATATTAGATTTCATGTAGTAGGTGAAAGAATAGAAATAGGAGCAAATAAAAGACCACAAGAGATTAGAACAATGTCATTGAAAGTAAATCCTATTTTAAATATAAAAGAACTACAAGCAATAAATAAGAAAGTAGAGGAATTAGGATGGATGGATTAGTAAAAGAATATATGTTAGGCTTATTAAAATGGCAAAAAACAAAATTAGAATGTATAAATTTAGGTTGGACTCAAAATGAAGAAATAAAAACTGAATTACAACTAATAGAAATGGCAGCAAAAAAAGTTAAAGAAAAATTATAAACAGGAGGACTAACATATGACAAAAGAACAAGCAATAGAAAGACTAAAAAAGATGATACAAATAAATAATGGCGTCATTAAAGAAGCAAGAAAAAATGGGGACATATTTGCAATGCAATTAACAGCAGATTTAGATACAGATAGCATAGCAATAGAAACAGTTTTATCTATGCTAGAAGAAAAAAACAAAATAATAAGTTTAATGTTAGAAAAATTTGCAGATATTGATTTTGATGATATGTGTTTAGATTGTGAATGTTGTGTAGGCAATGGTTGCATTAAAGAAGAAAGAGATTTATATGAGAACTGCATCAAACAATATTTTGAAAATAAAGTAAAAGAAAGAAGGTAAAGAAATATGAAAATAAAACAAATAGATGAAGATGAAATAATTTTCGACAATAATTATAAACTTAAGTGCTATCATGAACAAGACTGTTGTGAGAGAGTATATGCAGACTTTGAAATGTTAAAAAATTACAATGTATCAGTAAAAACAGGAAAAAATATTAAAATAAAAGAAATAGAATTTGTTGAAACTTTAGAATTGTTAATAGATGGAGTTCCAGGAGCAGGATTCAATATTATATCAATAATAGGAGAAAAGTTTTTTATTCCGTGCCACAATGAACAAAATGGCTATTATTCAAGCAATTTAGAACTTATATTAAATAAAGGCAAAACACAAGAAATTATGGATATATCAGAATTTGTTAAAGATGATATTTATTAAAATCTAAAGAGTTTCTAAAGAGAATCTAAAGAGAATCTAAAGAGAATCTAAAGAGATATAGTTTAAAAATATGAGTATATAAAAGAAAGAAGGTAAAAAACTATGAAATCTGAAAAAGGTATAATAGAAATATTTGTAATTGGAATTGTTATAATTTTATTTATAATACTATTTACAGCAATAGGAATAATGATAAAAGAAGAAAAAGATTATGGAGTAAAAGAAGGACAAGTTGTTGATAAAGATTATCGTTCAGCGTACACAACAATGATGAGTTGTGGAAAATCACTAATACCACAATATTATCCAGAAAGTTATAGAATACAGATTCAAAAAGAAATCGACGGAAAAATAAAGTCAATATGGGTAACAATTGACAGAGATACATATCATAAAATGAATTTAGGAGATTATTATAACGGAATGGAGTGATACAAATGACAATAAATCACATATACAACATAGTAGTAAACACAATGAACAAATTAGAAAATATAGATTTTATAAGTTTAGACAAGAGAAAATATAATCAGCAACAATTGAATGAAGCATATAAAATTTTAGATAACTTTAAAGATGAATTAATAAGAGAAAATATTAAAAATAAACAGAAAGGGGCACAAAAGATATGACTAGAGAAGATTTAAAAAACTATAAATATAACCAAGAATGGATAAAAGGGAGATTAGAATACATAGAAGAGTATAAGACAAGTATAGTAAATATTACAGCTGTATTATCGGATATGCCAAAAGGAAGTAAAGAAGTCCAAGATAGTATGGCTGAAAAAATAGCAATATTACTAGACAATATAAATGAATTACTAGAAAAGGTAGTAAAAGAACAGAAAATACAAAAGCAAATATTGAAACAATTAGATTACATAGAACAACCATATAGAACTATATTAGAAAAACATTATATAAATGGTGATAAACTTGTACAAGTTGCTTGTGATTTAAAATATAATTATGAATATACAAAAAAGGCAAATAGTATAGGGCTAAGAAAATTTGAAGAAATAAAAAATTTTCCCTAAAAGTTACTGAATGTCACCATAAAAATATGATATATATATAATCAGAGATAAAAGAAATGGTCTCACAAACAAATTAGTCTTTTTAAGAATAGATGTTTTAAATGTCTATTCTTTTTATTATGAAAGGAAGTATGAAAATGGAATTTAAAAAAGCATATGAAGCATTAAAACAAGGACATAAAATAAAAAGAGAACATTGGAGAGGGTATTGGGTAAAAGAAAATGGAACTATAACAATGCATTGCAAAGATGGTAGTGTAATTCCATTTTTAGAAACGGAAGATATATTTGTAGATTTAGATAATATAGTAGCAGACAATTGGATTGTTTGCGATGATATAGATGAGCAAAAATTAAATATACAAACATTTACATTTGGAGAAGCTATATCTAATTTGAAAAGAGGTAAAAGAATACAAAGACAAGGTTGGAATGGTAAAGGACAATATATAGAACTTGCAACTTGTATAAGTTATAAAAACTCTAATAATGAAATAATAAATGCTGAACATGATGCAATAGGAAACAAAGCAATAGCATTTGTAGGAACATCAGGAGTCCAATTAGGTTGGTTAGCCAGTCAAGCTGATATGTTAGCAGAAGACTGGAAATTAGTAGATTAGTTATTACCAGGTGCTAGGTAACTGATAATATATAGTTTGTTATGTTTGGTTGAATATGGCAGACCTCCTTTCGAATATTTTATTTTTTTATATAAACTTTTATAGAACTTTCCTAGCGGGTTCTAAATATATTGCATCTTAGTTCAAATGGTAGAACACAACACTTTGAATGTTGAAGTTTCAAGTTCGAGTCTTGAAGATGCATCCAAATATATGACACAGTGGCAGAGATGGCTTAATGCACTTGTCTACTAAACAAGAGTACGAAAGAGTACCGTAGGTTCGAATCCTACCTGTGTCGCCAAGAAAGCGGTACAGATTTCTTCGGAACTGTAGGAGATGAAAACCCTCCAAATTTAATATTTATTGATAGTACGAAGTATGTAAACATATATATCAGAATGGCAAATAATAGCCGTTCAGATCTAGAGTGCAATTATATATAACTTACATATTTCGTAGTGTTTTATAAACAAAAAAGGAGATGTACATATGACTAATCAAGAAAGAATAGAAAAGTATAAAAAAGAGCATTGTTCAAAATGTAAAAACAAAGACAAGTTTGATTGTGAAATAAGAATATTCAAAAACAATGATACTATATGTACAAAGTGTGTATATTATGAGCGACAAGATTAACTATGCAAATTGCATGAAAAGAAAATGTGAACAATGCAGATACTATGATTATTGTTTTAGATATAGAGGTGATAGAAGTGGAAAATACAATAATGGAAGAACAAATAGAAAATATAAAAAGACAGATAATAGAAGCGGTTAAACCAGTAATGAAAGTAATAATGCAAATATATGAAAAAATAAAAGAAATACTATTTAAAAGATGGTCAAAAATATATGAATATATAAAAATATATAGAAGAACTAAAAATAAAAGAATAAAGAAGAAACAAATTACTAAAATAGAAAAAATATTACAAAAATATTAAAAATAAAATTACATTCGACAAAAAACGACAAAATAATAAATAAAATATGGTATAATTATATTATCGAGAGGAGATGATATAATGAATTGCCCAAAATGCGGAAGTGAAAATGTAAATGTTCAAGTTGTAAATGAACAAAAATTAGTTACCAAACATCATGGAATAATATGGTGGATTTGTGTAGGATGGTGGTGGATACCAGTAAAATGGTTGTTTTTAACTGTGCCAGCACTATTTGCAGCAATATTCATTGGAAAAAGAAAGAAAATAAAGAACAAAACAAAGACAATGAGAGTTTGCCAAAACTGTGGATATCATTGGAAGAATTAAAGCACTTAGGTGCTTTTTTTCTTTTGCTTAAAAGGAGTGAATAAAAATGTTAAAGATTATGTTATTGATTATATTAAGTCCACTAGCTATATTATGTGGAATAGTAAGCATGGCGATTATATATGCAATAGTAAAAACAATTATAGATAAGATAATAGATTATATAAAAGCAATAAACAATAGAGATGATAAGCAATGTTAAAGAGTTGCCAATATTGTGGCAAAATACATGATAGCAAATATATATGCAAAGAAAAGCCAAACAGAAAGAAAGAAGTAACAGAAGCGGATAGGTTTAGGTGGACAAGCTTATGGCATAGAAAGAGAGAAGAGATAAAGAAGAGAGACTTATATCTATGTCAGATATGTATTAGAAAATTATACAATACAGTAACAAAGTATAACATGAATGAACTAAGTGTGCATCACAACATACCAATAAACGAAGACTATAACAGAAGATTAGACAACGACAACCTAATAACAGTATGTAGTTATCATCATGAGATGTGCGAGAGTGGAGAGATACCACGAGAAGTGGTACAAAAAATAATAGATGAACAGAATAATAAATAAAACTTTGTGGTGTAACAGTAGCATAGAGTAAACAATTATTAGGTGGAAACATAAGATACAAATTCCTGAAGGAAACTAAGATGTTAGGTGCAAATCCTAACCAAAGTAAAAAATGCTTATTACTTATTATGATTGTATAAAAAGATAATATCCCCCCTACCATCAGAGGCAAAAAACAAAAATAAATTTTTACACCGACTGCATACCTTCGCTTTAAAAAAATTCCCACATCAACATAAAACAATAATACAAGAAAGGAGATGAACAATATGCCAACGCCAACAAAACCATTTAAGGTATTAACATCTGAAAAAAAGTCACATAGAACAAAAGCTGAACTTAAGATGAGAGAAGAAGGAGAGAAATCATTAAGTACAGATATAGAACTTAAAGAAAGAAAAGAAGTAAGACAAAATAAAGTCGCTCATAAAGAATTTAAAAGAGTACAAAAAATATTAAAAAATATAGATAAAAATGACGCAATTTATGAAGCTGTTATAAATAGATATTGTTTACTCCAAGCAGAGTGTTTTGATTTAGAAGAAAGAAGAGAAGAATGCTATAATTTGATATCTAAATTAAGAGAAGAAGAAAAAGAATTAATTGCAGAACTAAAAGATAGAGAAAATATAGATGAATTAATAGATTATAAATTAGAATACGCTAAATCACTAGCAAAAATGATGAGTTCAATGTCAACTATAGATAAACAAATTCAAGCAAAAAGAAAAATGCTATTGGACATTGAAAAAGAAAATGTTATGACTATTGCATCAGCATTAAGATGCATACCGAAAAAAGAAAATAAAGAAGCAGATAATCCACTTCTAAAAGTATTAAGAGGTGAGGCATAAATGTTATTAGAAAAAGCAAAAGAATATGCTCAATATTGCATAAGTGGAAAAGAAATAACAACATTTGAAGTCAAAACACAATGTAAATGGTTTTTAGAAGACTTAGAAAAACAAAATAATGACTATTATCCTTATTATTTTGATACAAAACAAATTGAGATAATTGAAGGCATTTTAAAATTATTAAATTTTGCGACAGGATTAAATATTGTTGGCAAAAGCATATACGAAGGTTTGGAAAATTTCCAGGCTTTTTTTATTGCTAATATTTTTGGTTGGAGATATAAATCGGATTCAAGAAAATTTAGATATAGAGAAGTGGATTTATTTATTCCGAGAAAAAATTCAAAAACATTTTTAGCAGCATTAATAATTATAATTTTAATGCTTACAGAAGATGAATATTCAGAATTTTATTCTATATGTCTTGATAGGGATTTAGCCGGAGAAGTAAAAAAAGCAATATCACAGATATTAAATGCAAGTCCGTTAGTATCAGAGTATTTTAATATACCAAAAACACTAAGCGGGAGAATGGAATGTACTTTAACGCATTCATTCTATCAACCAAGAACGGCAGAGGCTAATCGTAATAACTCAATTAGGCCAAGTGCATTTATAGCTGATGAATATGGTGCAATGAAAGATAATGCTAATGTGGAAGCAATGCGTTCAGGGCAATTAAGTGTTAGAAATCCGTTAATGTTCAAATTGACAACTGCTTATGCAGAAGATAAATCAATAATGCTTGATGAATTGGAATATTTAAAAAAGATTTATAAAGGATTAGAGAGTGATGATAGATTATTTGCACTTGTATATTATGCAACAGAAGAACATTTATGGGACGATATTGGATTACAAATGGCAAATCCACTGAGAATTGAGGAAAATTATGAAGAAATAAGAAGAGCTAGAAAAAATGCATTGGCAAAACCATGTGAAAGAACAGAATTTTTAACCAAAAATATGAATTATTTTATGCCTTCAAATTCTGGCGAAGAATTTATTACAATTGATAAATTAAGACTATGCAAAAATACAAGAGGAATATTTGACTGGAGAGGAAAAGATGTTTATGTTGGACTAGATTTAGCAATGACAAATGATAATACAGCAGTTTCGATGGTAACAATAGAAGATGATATGATATATGCAAAATCGTGGGCATTTATACCTGCTGATAGAATAGAAGAAAAAAACAGAAGAGAAAGAACAGATTATAGAAGATTTATAGAAGATGGTAGTTGTTTTGCTTGTGGAGATGAAATAATTTCTTATGAGTTTGTTGAAAATTTTATAATGAATATAGAAAAGAAATATGGTGTACATATAGTTCAAATAGCTTATGATAGATTTAATTGTATATCAACTGTAAATAAATTAGAAAGTAAAGGATATGAAACCGTAGAAGTAAAACAGCATTCAACAATATTACATATGCCAACAAAATGGTTACAAGAACACATCTTACAAAGAAAATTTAGTTATGATGGTGATAGATTATATGAAATAAATTTTCAAAATGCAAGATGTGTTGAAGATACAAATCTAAATAAGTATATAAACAAAAAGAAATCAAATGGAAAAGTAGATATGGTAATGAGTACAATAGATGCATTGTATTTATTACAGCAAGAAATATTAAATGAAGATAATTTTGTATGTCAAAGTTTTTAGGAGGTGAGAAAAGTGAAAATAAGAAATATTTTTAAAAGAAATATAAAAAATGAAGCAAATAAAGAAACAATTATTGATGAAAATTCGGTAAACGATGTAATACTAAAAGCTTTGATATCTGGAGAAGAAATTGACAGAGAAAAAGTATTAATGATACCTGCAGTTTCAAGTGCAGTGGGGCTAATTTGTGATTCATTTGCAATGATACCATTTAAGTTATACAAAAAAACAACAAAAGATGGAAAGAAACAGACATCAGAAGTAGAAGATGACAGAGTAAATATTATAAATTTAGACACAAAAGATACCTTGGATGGGTTTCAATTCAAAAAAGCAATTGCAGAAGATTACCTCTTAGGAAAAGGCGGATATGCATATATCAACAAAAAAGGTAATAATTTTGTTGGACTAAATTATGTAGAAGAAAAGAAGGTTTTATTTAAAAGAAATACTGATGCAATATATAAAAATTATTACATATTAATTGATGGAAAAAGCTATAGACCGTATGATTTTATAAAATTGTTAAGAAATACAAAAAATGGAGCATACGGAACAGGATACACAAAAGAAATAAGTAAAAGCTTGGAAACAGCATATAAAAGAATAATATATGATTTAGAACTAATGAGAACAGGCGGAAATAAAAAAGGCTTTTTGAGAGCACAAAAACATTTAGATGAAAAAGGAATGGAAATATTAAAAGAACAATGGAATGATTACTTTGCTGGAAAGTCTAGTTGTGTAATTTTAAATGATGGGATGGAATTTCAAGAAGCATCAAATACATCAGTTGAAAATCAATTAAATGAAAAAAATAAAACTTTTAGTGAAGAGGTAAAAGAAATATTTCACATAGGAAAAACAAATGAGGATTTTTTAAAAAATGCAATTATGCCAATCGCAACAGCATTTTGTACTGCCTTAAATCGAGACTTCTTACTTGAAAAAGAAAAGAAGTCTTATTATTTTGCACCAGACTATACAGAATTAATCAGATGTACTATAAAAGAAAGATATGAGGCATATAAAACTGCAATAGAATCTGGATTTAAAACAATAAATGAAGTTCGATATTTAGAAGGCGATGACGCACTTGAAGGTTTAGATTTAGTAAATTTAAGCTTAGGAAGTGTATTATTTGACCCAAAAACAAAACAAATTTATACACCAAACACTAACAAAACAGTTAAAATGGGTGAAGAAAACAAGGACGACAAACAGATAGATGAAAACAACAAGGAAAATAAACAACAAAATGGTGAAGAAGCGGAGGGAGGTGAGCGAATTGAAGAATAAGTTTTATGAAATTAAAAACATAATACCAAATGCAAGTGCTGACCTTTACTTGTATGGTGAAATAGTTACAGATGATACTGACTGGTGGACTGGCGAAAAAGATAGCAATTTAATTGGATTACAAAGTTTCAAAGAAGAACTTGATAATTTAGGAAATATATCAGACTTAAACATATTTATGAATACACCAGGGCGGAGAAGTATTTGTAGCAACTACAATATGCAGTATGTTACAAAGATTAAAAGATACTGGAACTAAAATTCATACATATGTAGATGGATTGTGTGCGAGTGCAGGTACATTTATTTTGATGATGGGTGACGATGTAAATATTTATGAAAATTCAGTTGTAATGATACATAAACCAATAAATATCTGCTATGGTAATGCATTAGATTTTCAAAAATGCATAGATGTTTTAAATACTATTGAAAATAGTACTATGATACCACTTTATATGAAAAAAGCAAAAGTCGACGAAGAAAAAATAAAAGAGCTTATAAATGCTGAAAGTTGGCTAGGAGCAAAAGAAGTGGATGATACATTTGATGTCAATTTAATAAAAGAGCAAAAACAAGTTGCTGCATGTGCATCTAATTTATTTAAAAATTACAAGAATGTACCAAAGTCATTAAAAAATATGCTTAAAAAAGCAGAAGAACCAAAGTTAGATTATTCTGATTTTGAAAAAAGACTATTTAATATTAAAAAATAACAAAAACAGCTATTAATTTAGTTGTTTTTTTATTTTATAAAAATTTTAAAGAAGGAAGGTAAAAAACATGAATGAAAAAGAATTAATGGAAAAAAGAAACGAATTACAATCAAAAATGGAGGAAATATTAAACAAGGCAAAAGTTGAAAACAGAGCTATGAATGATGAAGAAATCAAAGATTTTGACAATGTAGAAAAAGAAATAAAAAATATTGATGCTACATTAGAAAGAAGTAAAAAAATTAATGAAATGGAATGTAAAAAGCCAGAAGGAGAAAAAGAATTAACACAAGAAGAAAAAGATGTTAAAGCATTTGCAACATTCATAAGAAATTATGTAAGTGGTGTACCACAAAATTCTGAAACACAATTAACAAAAGGTGATAATGGAGTGATAATACCAAAAACAATAGCTCAAAAAGTTATTGATAAAGTTATTGAAATATCACCATTATATGCAAGTGCAACAAGATATGATGCAAAAGGAACATTAGCTGTACCAAAATATGATGATACAACAGATGATGTAACAGTTGCTTATGCTACAGAATTTGACGAATTAGTTTCTCATTCTGGGAAATTTGCTACAGTTGAATTAACAGGATTTTTAATTGGAGCATTAACAAAAATATCAAAATCATTACTAAATAACAATGATTTTAATTTAACAGATTATGTTGTAAATAAAATGGCTGAAAAATTCAAACTATTCTATGAAGGCGAAATGTTAAATGGAACAGACGGTAAAATTTCAGGTATTACTAAATCTTATGATTCAACAAATATGAAAGTAACATTAGCTGCAAAATCTTCTATAACTGCAGATGAATTAATAGATATTCAAGAAACTGTACCAGACGCTTTTCAAGCTAACGCTTATTGGATTATGAATAGGGATACAAGAAAGAAAATAAGAAAATTAAAAGATAGCGATGGAAACTATATTTTAAATAGAGCATTTAATGAAAAATGGGATTACGAATTATTAGGTAAACCTGTTTATTGTTCTGAGAAAGTAGAAAAATTAGGAACTGCATCAAAAGCCGTTGTATTCTATGGAGATTTTTCTGGACTTGCTATAAAAGAAACAGAAGAAATGGAAATTCAAATTTTATTAGAAAAATTTGCAACACAACATGCTATAGGAGTTGTTGGATATTCTGAATTAGATGCTAAAGTTGAAAATACACAAAAAATTGCTGTTGCAGTATCTGGAACAACAGACCCAACAGCTAGTAAATAGACTTCCTAAAAGGAGGACAAACAATGAAAGTAAGTGAAATCACTGCAAAAGATATAACTAATTATTTAAGATTATCAGAAGTTAGTGAAGAAGAAAATAAAAATATTGAACTATTTTTAGATATTGCTAAAAATTATATTGAAAATTATACAGGAATACCACAAATGTCCAAAGATAAAGAAACAGAGACACTTGATACATATTCGGACTTTATCATTGTTGTTTATATTCTATGTCAAGACATGTATGACAATAGAGTCATGTATGTAGATGGCAAAAACATAAATAATACTGTAAAAACTATTCTTGATATGCACACGAGGAATAATTTATGATAAATGCGGGTGATTATAACAAAAAAATATCTATATATCAAATTGAAGAAATAGAGGATAATGATGGATTTGTTACAAAAAATGAAGTTATTATCCTTGAACCTTTTTCTAAAGTAAAAACAACAAAAGGCTATACTTTAATTGCAAGTGGCTCTGACTTTGAAAATGCTTATACTAATTTTACTATTAGATATTCAAAAAAAGTAGAAGATGCATATTACAATTCAAATAGAGATGTATATGTAAAATATAAAGATAAAATTTATACTGTTGAATATTTAAATAATGTAGATGAGGCAAATATTGAACTTGAAATACAATGTAAAAGAGTGACGAAATAATGGCAAGATTTAAAGAAGAACTACCAAATGATTTAATAAAGATGTTTCAAGAATTAGACCAAGATAGTGAAAAAATGATAGGAGAAATGACAAAGGCAGGAGCAGAAAAGGTATATAAAAATGTACTTAAAAATGTTCCTGCTTCTTTTAAAAATTCTAATATAATGAAGTGCTTAAAAATAACAAAAGTATATAAAACACCAAGCGATGGAGGAATAAATACTAAAGTTGGCTTATATGGATATTTCAAGAACAAAAGAGGAGTAACAACACCAGCACCACTTGTTGGAAATATTTTTGAACATGGAACATCAACAGTAAAGAAACATCCATTTATGCGTAAATCATTTAGAAAAGCAGAAATAGAGTCAGAAATGAAAAAGATTCAAGAAAAATATTTACCAAAGGAGTAATTATGGAAAGTGAAATAAAGAAGATTTTAAAATTAGATGTTCCGGTTGCACATTTAAAATATAAAGGAAACAAAAAGACTTATATTGTATGGACAATAATAGATGAAGAACCGATTTCTTCAAGTGATGATGAAATAACAGATAGTGAAGTAACTGTTGATATAGATATTTATAGTGATAGCAATTATTTAAAAACAATGAGTTCAATAAAAAATAAAATGAAAGAAAATGATTGGACATGGGATGGAGATAGTCAAGAGTTTTTTGAAGAAGAAACAGGCTTATATCATAGAACATGTTCTTTTAAGAAAGGTAGGTATATAAATGGCTAGTATAGGATTAAGAACAGCAAAATATAATAAAATAGATTATGCTACAAAGAAATATGCAGCGTTAGCAAAAGAATCAATAGTACCAGTTTTAGGAAGACTAATTGATGCAAAACCAAATCCAGAAAAAAATAGTACAAAACTTTATGCAGATGATATAGAAGCAGAAAGCGATACATCATTTAAAGGTGGAACTGTAAATATAACAGTTGATGATGTTACTGATGAAGTATATGCAGATATAAAAGGATGTACAATTACTGAAAAAGAAGTTATAGACAATTCAGAAGATATAGCACCAGAAATTGGTTATGGTCATATTGTTACTAAAGTATACAAAGGGGTAAAAAGTTTTAAAGTTGAATTTTTACCACGTATTCAAATAACAAAAGTAACTGCGGATAGAAAAACAAAAGGAGAATCAATTGAATATAATACAGTATCAATTGAAGCAGATTTAAAAAAATTAGAAGAAGAAATTAATGGTATGGAAGTTGGAACTTGGAGAAAAATGAAAACATTTACAACATTACAAGAAGCTCAAACATATTTAGACGGACTTTTAACACCATCAAAATAATTTCAAATAAAAGTAGTAAAAGTAGGCTAATTTTTAGTCTACTTTTAATTTTTTAGGAGGTAAAAAATGACAAATACTATAAAACATTTTAAATGTGGAGATACAGAGTATCCATTGGCATTTACAATGAATGTAATTGAAAAAATACAAGATAAATATGGTTCATATGAAAAATGGGGAGATATGACAGACAGTAAAAAACAAGAACCAAACATTGGAGCATTAAAATTTGGAATAACTGAAATGATTAACGAAGGAATAGACATTGAAAATGAAAATTTAGAAACTAAAAGAGAATTTTTAACAGCAAAACAAGTTGGAAGACTTATAACAGAATTAGGAATGAAGAGATTAACAGACAAAGTTCAAGAAACAGTAATTGAATCAACAAAGACTAACGAAGAAGAAAAAAACGTGTAATCCACGAGGATGAAGAATTTATTATTGATTTCTCGTGGATATTATTTATTGGACATTGCTTATTAGGTTTTAGTGAAAAAGAAGTGGGGAGAATGACTTTATCAAAATTTCTGAAATTATATAAGCATTATAAAAACGATTATGATTTTAAATTGAAACATATAACATATGAAGAAATAGAAGAAAGAATAAATCATCAAGGAGAAATGTTTAGTGATGAATAAGATGGAAAAAATTAAATGCCCTCAATGTGGACAAACTCTGCTTTTTATAAGTCACATTGAAGGAGAAATAAAATGCACAAGATGCAAAAATAAAATACGAATACAAAAAGAAAAGAGTGAGGAACACGCACATACAGAGTTAGTGAAGTAGTTACCCAATACCTTTCTTTATTATATAGATTTTTATAAATAAAGAAGGTGAAAAAATGGCATCAAGTTTTGGAGGAACAGTCAAATTAACTGGAGAGAGTGAATACAGAAAAGCGTTAAGAGATATAACAACTAATTTAAAAGAAGTTTCAAGTGAACTAAAATTAACAAATACACAGTTTTCATATGGAGATAAAACAGTAAAAGAAACAAAAAATGCTTACACAAATATGAATACAACTATACAAGAACAGAAAGAAAAAATCAGCAGTTTAAGAAGTGCACTATCAGAAGCGGAAAAAGAATATGGCTCAAATAACGAAAAAGTAAAAACATTTAAAACACAACTTAATAATGCAGAAACACAATTAATTCAAATGGAAAATGCAACGGATAAAAGCAATAAAGGACTAGATGAATTAAAAGATGGTTTTGATGATGCAGGACAAGGAGCAATAAAATTTGGAGATTTGCTAAAAGCAAATGTTTTAGGAGATTTTATTACGAGTGGCTTGAAATCAGTAGCAGGTGCCGTTAAACAAGTTGGTTCAGCATTATTAAGTGTTGGAAAAGATGCACTAGATAGTTATGCTAATTATGAGCAACTTGTAGGTGGTGTAGAAACATTATTCAAAGACAATGCTGGTGTTGTTGAAGAGTATGCAAGTAATGCATATAAGACAGCGGGATTATCAGCAAATGATTATATGGAAACAGTAACATCATTTTCAGCAAGTTTGTTACAAAGTTTAAATGGAGATACTAAAAAGGCAGCAGAAGTATCTAATAGAGCAGTAGTTGATATGGCAGATAATGCTAACAAAATGGGAACTGATATGACAAGTATTCAAAATGCTTATCAAGGTTTTGCAAAACAAAATTACACAATGCTAGATAACTTAAAGTTGGGATATGGCGGAACTAAGGAAGAAATGCAAAGATTAATAAAAGATGCTGCAAACATGAAAGATGTACAAAAAGAATTAGGAGTAACAGTTGATGCAAACAGTATGTCATTTGGAAATATAGTAAATGCAATAAGTGTAATGCAGAAGAAAATGGATATAGCAGGAACAACATCAAAAGAAGCAAGTACAACTATTCAAGGTTCAATTGCATCTTTAAAATCTGCTTGGGACAACTTATTAACAGGTGTTGCAGATGATGATGCAGATTGGGATAATTTAGTATCTAATTTTTTTGATAGTATTTTTACAGCAGCAGACAATGTCTTGCCAAGAATAGGTACAATAGCATTTGGAGTAATGTCATTAATAAGAGATACTGTTACAGAATTATTACCAGAAGTTATAAGTATGTTAATAGATTTTGCAACTACTCTAGTAGATGATATTTCAGGGTATTTGCCAAATGTAATGGAAAGTATTGGACAAGTAGGAAAAACTATTTTAGATACTTTTATTTCATTATTACCAGATATTCTACAAATAGGAATAAATGTATTAACATATTTAATACAGGGAATTGCAGAAAGTCTGCCAAATTTAATTCCAGCTATTGTTGATGCTGTATTATTAATGACAACAACATTACTGGATAATATAGATATGATAATTGACGCTGGTATACAATTGTTAATTGGTTTAGCAGAAGGACTAATAAATGCATTACCAAACTTAATAGATAAAATACCTGTTATTATAGATAAATTAATAATGGCAATAACTAATAACTTGCCTAAAATTGTAGAGTCAGGAATTTTATTAATGAGTAAGTTGGGGTTAGGAATAGTTAAAGCTATTCCTCAGTTAATTAGTAAAATACCACAAATTATTTTTTCATTGGTTAGAGGTTTTGCAAATTATTTCTCTAATATGCATGAAGTTGGAAAAAATCTTGTATCTGGTATTTGGGAAGGAATAAAAAATGCAAAAGATTGGTTGCTTGGAAAAGTTAAAGAATGGTGTGGAAATATTTTAAATGGTATTAAGGCTTTTTTTGGAATACATTCACCTTCAAAAGTATTTAAAGATGAAATAGGAACAAACCTTGCCTTAGGTGTAGGAGAGGGATTTTCTGATACAATGAAAACAGTATCGAATGATATGTCTGCATCAATCCCAACGGAATTTGATATTAATTCAACAGTAACAAAAGCAGATACATCAAATCAATTGACATTAGAAAATATAACGAAATCTTTTGTAACTGCTGTAAAAAATTTGGATGCACAAATAATAATTGATAAAGATGTAGCAGGAAGATTTGTTATTACATCCGTCAATAATAAGTTTGGAGAAGCAATGTAGAAGGAGATGAGAATGATGAAAGTAAGAAGATTTATACTTGAAAATGAAAAAGGGCAACAATTTAGATTAGATAGTTTAGATGAAGGATGTTTTCTTACATCTCCTTCTGAGTTAGGATATGCTTATAATATTGATTTTGTACAATCGGAAAATGAATTTATTGAAAACAATAGAAAAATTGAACAAAAAAAACCAAAAGGAACACTATATTTTAAATCATATGATAAAATAAAAGAATTTGGTGATTTTGTAGAAAGCTCTAAAAAGTTAAAATGGTTATATATAATTCCGTTTGAAAAGGAAGAAAAAATATATTATAGGGATGTTACTATAATAAAATTAGATAAAACGGAAAAAACTGGAAAATGGCTTGCATGTCCTGTAGAATTTGCCGGTCTTTCTTTGTGGTATGAACAAAATGAAACAATATTCAAGATAGAAGCATACGAAGATGAAATGAGATACAATTACAGGTGGAATAGTAGATATATAGATTACAATACAAGAGCAATACAATTTGACAATAAAGGGCATGTAGAAGCACCAATACAAGTTGAAATTGATGGATTTGTACAAAATCCAACCATCACAGTTTTAGTTGACGATGAAGAATATGCAAGTATCAAAATTCCAGTTACGATTAATGAATTTGAAAAACTTTTATATTCAAGTAAGGCAGGAGAAATATATATACAAAAACAAAATACAGATGGAACAAAAGAAAATCTGTGGAGAAAAGAATATATTGATATTACAAAACAAAATATTTTCAAATTGCCAATACGGAGTATCAGAAATAAGACTAACAGCAGATGATGATGTTCTAAATGCTAAACTAACGATATTCCCGCAGTACAAGGTGGTGTAAGCTATGAGTGTAAAAGCAACTTTTAATAACGAAGAATATGAATTAATTTACAATGAGCAAAGTGGATTCTATGAAATTGAAATAGAAGCACCAAAGCAGGGTGGAGTATATAATGCAGAAATAACATTTAAAGACTTAATTGAGAATACTGAAACATCAACAAAGAAAATTCAAATATGGGCAAAAGAAAAAAACATTAATGTATCAAAAGAAACATTAGTGTATTTTTTGAGTAAAACAGATTTGGAAATAAAAGATGTAATTGAATTTGAAAATTATGAGTATATCATAGATGAAGAAACAAATAAAAACACAATATTCAATATAATGAAGAAAATAAACGCTGAAAATGGCGATATAGTCGTTTTACAGCGAAATGGTAACATAGATTATGCTGGAAAAATAAAAGATATAGAGAACGAAGATGGAGAGTTAAAAAGGAAAGTTACATTAAAGTATATATCTAATATATTTGATAGAAAAATTATACTTGAAAATGAAAATTTGATTAGTGAAGTTGGAATAGAAGATTTTATTGCTAAAGAAATTTATAACAATTTTACTAATTCAGATGATACATTATTAAATATTGACTGGTTAGATGTTGAAGTTAAAACGCATACAAAAATAACAAAATCAGTTGATAATGAAAATGGTATTTATAACTTTCATACTTTTGTAACAAATTGCAGTCAAAATTATAACATTGTATTAGAGTTTTCATATGTAAATAAAAGAATAAAATTAACAATATATAAACAAGAAAATGAAGTACAACTAATAGATACAACAATTCCGGACATCAGCAATTATGTTGAAAAATTTGAAACAAGTGTTATAGCAAAAGTTGTTGTAAAAACAGACACAGACATACAAAAATGGTATTTATTAAGTAACAGAACAACAACTCAAAATAAAGATGATGTTAATAGAGCGGTTGGAGATATTGAAACTGTATATACAGCTAAATCAGAAGATGCAATGCAAACAGCATTAGATAAATTTAAATCAAATACTTATAATCACTATATATCATTTAAGATAAATAGAAATAGTAAACTATTTGATGTAGACAAAATGAAAGTGGGAACGCCGCTTAGTGTAAGAACTAATAATAATATAATATTAGATACTTATATTTCAGCAATAAAAGACGACGGAAGCAATTTTATTGAAATAACATGCGGAAATATGAGAGTTAACTTCATAGATAAATTATTGAAAGAGAGGAATAAAGAATGATAAAAGGTTTTAGATTTACAAATCAATTAGCAAATGCAGAAGTAGATGCAAGAATACATCAAGAATTTTTAAATAAAAATGATGGTATTTTCTACGGAATGGATTTAAGCAAAACTAACAATTCAATAACAATTTCGGAAGGCTTGTGTGAGATAGCGGGAAGACCTGTTGCAGTAATAAATAATGAAACTGTAGCAGTGAGCACAGAAAGTTTATACTGTTTACTAATATTAGAAATTGATTTATCAAAAGAATCAACGAAAGATAGTTTTAGTCAAGTATCTTTTAAATTATTAACATCAAGTTCTAGTTATCCGTCTGTCACACAACAAGATATCAACAAATACAACGGAAAAAATAGTTTATATCAATTAGAATTTGCTAGATTTAAAAGTGGAACAAGCGGAATAACAGAATTTAAAGATACTAGACAATTCTTGAGTTTTGATGGAATCTATTCTCAAATAAAGAGCGATTGTAGAAATGTACTAGCAGAAATGACAAGAGAATTAGCTGCAGTCGAAAATGGGAGTGCATACATATTAGGAGGAAAATTCAAAATACGGCAGTTGCTTATCTAGAAGAAATGTAGAAGACAAATTTGTAGCAACAGTATCTTTTGAGGCAAATAGAAACTATATAGTTCTTGCAGCAGAAGTAGAAACAGAGTACGGCTGGCAACCAACAAGCAATTTCTATTATGGTACAGACGAGATGGATAAGTTTGGAATACAGATGAGGTATCATAATTTGGTTGGGTATATATCTAATGAACAGTTTACAACATTTAGAGTGTATGTTGCAGATATCACACCGGAGGGATAGTATGAAAATACAGGAAATTATAGTAGAGCCGACTAAGGTTAAAGTTGGTTCTACTTTTAGATTAAAAGTAAAAGCAATAAATTATTTAACTTATAAAGAAATGAAAACAAAGAATTATAAATATTTCAAAAATTATAAATATAAAAACTTGAAAGGAGCATAAAATGGCTGAAACAAGTAAAAATAAAATATATTACAATGATGATGAAAATAGCGTGGCAGATGTACTTGCTGATATGAAGAAAATGGCAGAAAGTACAGATAAGGCAATAGAAAATTCAAAATATAATGATGCTCAAATAAAAAAAGATATTTCAGATGCAAAAAAAGAACAATCGTTAAAAGATGCAGAACAAGATAATAAAATAATAGAACTACAAACTGAAAAAGCAAAGCTAGAAACAGAGTTAAAAGAAATACAAGAAGACTTTTATCAAGCTAGCATAAGAGGACAAGCAAGTGGAGAATACATACATGTAGAAGACAGTAGCAATTGCAGAGCAAAAATTGAAATAAGTGGAAACAGTGAGCAGGAGATGAGAAGTGGAAAGAACTATCTAAATACACTTGCTAAGTACAAAGCAGGAGAAAAAGTGACAGTAGATGGAATTACATATATATTTAA